CTATAAATCAATCCGAACACCATTTTTGAAGGTGAGGCTGATTTTCTTGCCCTCTTTAATATCCAATCGCTCAACACTAGTCTGCCAGAGTTCTTGATTGAAATCTGTAATGAGGTCTTCCTGCTGTTTGAGTTGTTGAATAAATCCATCAAGACTTAGCTGTTTACTTTTCTGCTCTTCTAAGGATGACGTAGCTTCCTGCAACTCTTTCTGCCTTTCTTGGTAGGCTGTTACTAGAGTATCGTACTGCTCTTGGTAAAGGTCTTGATTCTGAGCCTTCCTTGCATTTCTATCAACCAAGTCTTCAATGTCTTGTCGAATAGTTTCAAGTTGCTGCTCCAAATCATCAATCTTGTTTTCAAGCGGTGAGGTGTCTTTTGCCAAGTCAATCAAGAGTTCTGTATTAGCGACAATCTCCTCTCGATTACTGAGGAGTTGGTTCATGGCTGATAGGAACCAACCTTTAATCTCTTCCTCCGTCACATGGGGAGTCTGACATTTATGCTCACCCTTATACTTGGCATTGCACTGGTAGATGGTTCGTTTGTACTTGCTGGTAGAGTGCCACACCTTACTTCCAAAGGCTGACCCACAGTCACCGCAGAACAGTCGTCCTGTGAAGATGTTATTGGTTTGCCGTTTCTTTTCTAACTTATCCAATTCAACCTGAACCAAATCAAAGACTTCACGCTTGATAATGGCTTCATGGTTATTCTCCACATAATACTGTGGGAGTTCCCCTTCATTAGGTTTGGTGCTTTTGGTCAAGAAGTCCGTTGTAAAACTTTTCTGAAGGAGGGCATCCCCTTTGTATTTTTCATTCCGAAGCATACGCTTAACTGTACCGTAACTCCACTTCCTTTTTCCTTGTGGGGTTGGAATCCCTTGGGCAGTCAACTCCCTTGCGATTTTATTGGGGTTGTTGCCCAGTAAAACCTGATGGAAAATGTACCTCACGATTTTAGCTTCTTCTTGGTCAATTTCAAAACCACCCGTGTCACTTTTCTTGAAGCCTAAAACTTGGCTGTAGGAAAAGGTCACTTGCCCTTCAGCCAACTGACGTCGTCTGCCCCAAGTCACGTTCTCTGAAATGGAACGGCTCTCCTCTTGAGCAAGACTCGACATGATGGTAATCAGAAGCTCCCCTTTAGAATCAAAGGTCCAAATGTTCTCTTTTTCAAAATAGATTTCAACACCTGCTTCCTTGAGTTTGCGAACCGTTGAAAGGGAGTCCACCGTGTTTCTGGCAAATCGGCTGACTGACTTGGTTAAAATAAGGTCTACCTTTCCGTCAAGGGCATCTTCCACCATTTCTTGAAACCCAAGTCTCTTTTTGGTGTTTGTTCCAGAAATCCCTTCATCGGAATACATCTTGACAAATTCCCAATCTGAGCGACTGTTGATGTAGTCTGTATAGTATGTCATCTGAGCTTCGTAGGAAGTTGTCTGATCTTCATGGTCAGTGGATACTCTGGCATAGCCTGCCACTCGTCGTTTGGTAAAGCTGGGCAGGTCAACCTTATGGGTGACCTGTTTGGCTGGTTCTATCGTGATAACTTTTTTCATGTCTACCGTCCTTTCTGAATGATGACGTGTTTTTCTTCTCCATTTCTATAGGTCGCTTTAGCTTCATTGGTCACGCTATTAAAAGAAATATGGTGAATGTCTTCTGTATTTATGCTCTCACCAAAGGCTTGAAAGAGCTGTTCTTCTGTAACGGTACGTCCTAGACAAGCCTCGACACCCTTGGCATCTCTTGTCCTGCAGTAATACCTCACTCGCTTTTCCTGATTAGATTTGGTCTCCAAAGTTAAAATCATGTCTAAACCGCAGTGCTCACAATACACTTTGCCTTGTAACTTTGCTAGGGCATCATGCTTTGATACTCTCCTCCTAGCACGCCGCTTTTTCTCTTGATTGACCTGTTGGAAATACTCTGGTGTCACAATGGCTTCGTGGGCATTCTCAACGATATACTTTGCCATCTGCCCATCGTTTGGAATAGAGCGACTGCCAAAATGATCTCGAAAGGTCTTCTGTAAAATAAGTCGTCCGCAGTAGGCTTCTTGGTCAAACATGTTATAAATAATTCGCTTAGTAAAGCGATTACCTAGCCTTGTTCGTTCTCCCCTATCATCAAGCCTTTTAGCTATTTTTGGGGCTGAAAGTCCTTCCATATACCATTCAAAGACCTGTCTGACAATTGAGGCTTCATGGGGTTCAATCACATACTCTTCGCCATTCCATCGATAGCCAAAGATGTCTTGGGGAATATAAGGTTTTCCATCTTCAAAGCGTTTCTTCACTCGCCATCTGATGTTTTGACTGATAGACTGTGATTCTTCTTGAGCCATGGAGGCAAGCAGGGTTAAAAGCAACTCCCCTTCAGCGGTTAGGGTGTCAATCTTCTCCTTTTCAAAGCGAACACTGATACCAAGTCGCTTCAGCTCACGAACAGTTTCCAAAAGCTCCACCGTATTTCGACCAAATCGTGAGATAGATTTGGTTAAAATAAGGTCTACCTTCCCCTTGCGACAATCTTCAAGTAACTGTTGAAAATCTCGTCTATGAGCTTGACTACGGCCACTAATGGCTGAATCGCTGTAAACTCCCACATAGTCCCATTCAGGATTTGCCTGTATCATTTGGCTGTAGTAGCTGACTTGATTGGATAAGGACTGGAGTAAACTCGTATGCGAAACCCTAGTGTATGCGGCCACCTTTAACCTTTTGATGGTAGTTACCTTTTGGGCTTGTATCGTTTTGATTTGTTTCATTGATACATCTCCTTTCGCAACTATATATCACTCTAAAGCCCTTATTTATCAAGTTTTTAGGCAACTAATTGGCTCAGAAATGGCTCATATTTTTCGAGCATTTTTGCCTTAAATTCTTGGAAGACGGCTTCAGAAATCAGACCTTGAGACAGGAGCTGCTTGGCCTGTGCCATAGTCAGTTGGTAGGTAAGTTCTTGTTGAAAGTCTTGTTCTGTCATTTCTTGTCTCCAAATCTAGCAGTCACATAGCACTTACGACTACAATATTTTCTCTTAGGATTAGCGTAGGAGGTAAACTCACCCCCACAAGCCAAACAGACATGCTCGGTATAGGTCTGTCGATTGACTTCCTCCAAATGGCTGTTCCACCAAGTTTGGCGACAGGACGTTCCACAAAAGCGTTTCTTTTTCTTACCATCTATATGCGTCAAAACACGACCACAAGCATGACAATAATCTGGTAAAACATCATCTGTTTTCTCACCAGCCTTTATCGCCTCACGACGACAAAATGACTTTATGGTGTTAGACGATAGACTGAGCTTTACGCCAATGGCTTTATAACCAAGTCCATGTTCTCGTAAATAACGAATAGTTGCTTTTTGTTCTGGGATCATGACTTTCCTCCTTCTATCTACTAGGTGACTAAAAGTGATATTTAGTCCAAACTAAAGAAAACTTTTTCTCTACATGACTAGGTAACTTTTAGAGGAGTTTTTCCGGTTTTTTGAAAAAAACTTCTCTCTACCTTCCTAAGTAAGTTTGAGGAGGAAAATTCCGCCATATGGAAAAAAAGAAAAAAGAAAAAGCCTGATGTTTCCACCAGGCTTGATAACTTTTATCCTAATCTGAACCAACCGATGACTTTTCCAAGTTTGACCGTGCCAGTCGCATCATAGAGTGAGCCATCTGCCATCCAGACACGTTTTACTCGGCGAGTAATACCGCCTCCACCAATTTCCAATTGGTCATTGATACCATTCTTGTTGTGGTCAGTATAACCATCGACATTCTGTTCCACACCATCAATGCTTGTACCATCTGAGTCGGTAATACAAATGCCAATGTGGCCATAAGGGTGACTGTCTGTCTTAATGACATAGAAATCGCCAGCTTTAGGATTTACTCCCCAAGCATCCTTGATGACTGTAAAGCCATTGGCTTTTGCCTTGGTTAAGCAGTCAATGGCATTGGTGTAAGCCATATCCTTATCGGTCAACTCCTGTACAATCTTATCCACCAGACTGACGCATTGTCCGCCATAAGGGTTGGTAGGAACAGTCACCTTTTGCCCTACCTTAGACAGGGCAGATGCAACTGCACGTTGAGCAAGGCTTGTCCCCACTGCCTTGATGGAACTGGTTGCCTTATGGACTTTCAAGGTCTGCCCAATCTTTAAAACATCCGTTTTCTTCAAGCCATTTAAGGCTAGAAGACTATCAACGGTTGTCCCAAATTTCCGAGAAATCTTCCAATAACTATCCCCTTTTTGAGCCGTGTAGGTCTGTTCAGAATGTCCAAGGCTTGTTCCCTCCACATCTTGCTCCAACACCCAAGAGGTAATCCCTTCAAGCAGGTAAGCTCTCTTACTCTGAGACTGCGTTACTCCTTTGACTTGGAGGATTTTGTAGGTGCGACCCTTGACCCAACTCGCCATCGCTTGACCCGTTTGGTAATGAGTCGCATGACCAAGCACACGAACACTATCCCCAACGTGATAAACAGGGCTGGTAGAAGAATGGGGCTGTCCTCCTTGCTTACTGGGGGTGGCAGAAACAACTGTCTTCACCTCCTCTTGGGTAATGGCAGATACGAGAGCTTTAGCCAGTTCTTCCTTCTTATTCTCAAAGATGGTCATGTCTTCTTCGTTATCGATAAAGGCAATCTCCACCAAGCGGTAGGAATATCCACGGTTCTTAGCTTCATTGGCATTATAAAGCCAATCCACCTTCTTAATCCCACGGTTTTGGAAGTGACGGCTCAGGACTGACAAAATAGCCAAATCCTCCTTATCTGCCGTCAAGGAGGATTGAATAAGAACTTCTGTCCCTCTTGCTGTACCATTGAAAGCATTGAAGTGAAGTTCGGTAATCGAGTCATAACCCTTACCTAAGCTACCAATACTGCGATAATCATAAACATTTTGATCAGTGATGTAGTCAATGCTTTTTCCACTGTACTTGGACATGAGTTTGACTAACTCACGAACTTTACCAGCTTCTGTAATGCCTCGTTTGCTATTCATTGCTCCTGGATCATAGGCAGTTCGTCCTTGCCCATGACCACAAATCACTAGATGTTTTCCCATATCAGTCTCCTTCTTTTTCGTTGAATTGTTTTAAGATGGCTCGTAGTTTCTCAGGGATAGGCAAGCCAATCCGCACCGCATTTTCCAAAATACTCAAACCTTCATTGCTCAAGTAAAAGAAAATAACCATGGTGCGAATCGCTCCACCCTGCTTAATGATTTCAGTATCAATGAGGTGTCCCACGGATACCAAAAAGAGAATGGCAATCTTTTTAAAGATGCCTTTGAAACCAAGACCGCTTGATAAATTCTTCTCGACGATTGCCGCAAAGACTCCAGTCACATAATCAATGATGAGAAAAATAAAAAGGGCATATAAGACCCCATCCACTTCTCCAAAAATCGAACCGATAAGTCCTCCGATTGCTGAAAAGAGAACCTTATTTGTTGCCAGTAATTCTTTCATAATGACGCTTTCCTTTCTTATGCTGTCCTACGCCAACGGTAAACCGTGACGTAAGGTTGTAAGTTATTGTGTGGCTTTCCGCCACCAGTATTTCCTGTGTTATTCCCTTGAGGGTAAAGGCTAGAGCTACCATCTGAAGAATGGTCACGACGAATTGCTCCTGAGCCGTTGTTAGCTGTCACATACTGAGCGTGTGAGTGAGACGGCATCTCATCAATGGTCAAGGTATGTGCCTTACTACCCCCTGACTTATTAACGCTATTAAACTCACTTTCATTCTCAGATACACCAACTAAGACCCGACCATTGCCAAATCGTTCCCAAGTCCCACCCATAATGGTGGCTGGACTGGTACTTGACGTGGACTCGTAAATGACGCCCACTGGGTAAAAGATATCAAGAAGTTTCTTATTCTTCATATAAATCTCACCATCAAAATAAGCAGGTAAACTCCCATCCACATCTAGCACTCCTCTTGTCCATGCTTTGCCTATCCCCATACCTGATGGACTTAAGCCGTAGACAACCTTTTCTGGACCAATAGTAAATTCAAAGGTCGTGGAGTAAAAGAGGTCTGCGAGCGTTCCAATAATGGTGTAGGATTTCGTGGTATCATAGGCGCCACCTAAAATAGCTTGGAAATCTGTTTTTGTGTGTTCCGTTGTCGACGTCCAGTTGGCAGCACCACCAGCGTTTGTGACCTTCTGGCCACTTGTCAAATCAACCACTTCCCATGTCAAGGTTGCCTTGTTCTTTTGGACACTATTGATGGTTAAAGGGGCAATCTTAAGCTTTCGTGTCACCGTCACCTGATTCATACTAGAACCAGCACGAACCGCTGAGAATGAAAAGATAGGTTTGAAATACTCTAATAGGGTTATCTCTACTTCTTTTCGAGCACTTTGTCGCCCTCTCGAATCGGTCACATAGGCAGAGACCTTAGCGCGACCAATCCAGTTGATACCTCCCAAAAGACCGTTATGACTCGTTACCACATTAGGCAGTTGAACCCACTGATTATTCTCAAATTTAAAGACCTCTGCACGATAACCCGTCGAAGGAATGGTCGAACCGTAAATACCTGCTCCTTGATTGAAGGTCACTTTAGGATTAGACACCAACTGGGCAAAACTTGTGCCAGTTAAAATCGTTTTTGCAGTGGCATGTGATTCTGAAACAGAAATACTGCCCAAAGTTGGAACAACAGACGTCGGTAGGTTGAGGGTAATGGGAATTGTCATTGAGCCTATCGTCTTTCCACCATAGATAGTGGCTAGCGTTAAATGCCCATTACCTGAGGTGCTATTTGGTATTTGAGTTGCTAATTGAGAAATCGAAGGCGTCCAAGTTACAGAGGTCGCAATGCCTGATCCAATCGTGCCGCTTAGACTCCCAAAATGCCAGGTCATGTTATGGGTAAAATCACTACTGGCACGTTTAATCGTAATAGTTACGGCTTGTCCCATCATATTGCCTGACACCGTGGCACTAGATGACCGTGGGATATCACTTAAGCGTAGCGTTTGTGACCCCGTATTTAAGGTGCCAGGCGACCAACCCCCAGAGCCTGAAAAAGTCGCTGAAAAACTGATGGTTTTGGAGCCATTGGAATCATGCGGTACAGTAATGGTCTTATCAATCAAGTGGAGGGAACTATGAGCCGTGTACATATCGGGTCGCCCTGACCAAGAAAGTGTCTGCCCATTGATGGACACACTCGCCCTACAGTCATACATCCCAAAGGTCGTATAACCATTCTTTAGCCAGAGTTGGACTCGGACAGTAGATGTATTGTCAGCGGTCGAAGTGCCTGTTTCTTCCACTCGCAAAAGTAGGGTATAGCCCCTATCATTATTTGAACCATAATCTGCCATAAGGTCTCCTTTCTACTTGGCATCAATAAAACGACAAACCAGATGCTTGGCATTATGCCTTGCAGCTTCTAGTCGGTAATATCCAACCTGTAAGGTCTCCACAAAGACCCCATGATGAATTTTAATCACACCAGCTGTGACAGTCATGACGGCATTCCCAGCTGACTTAATCATCATCCCTTGTGGGGTTAATTCGATATACTCAGAGTTATCCTTCTTACCGATAATAACCCCATTGTCACCAGCTCTCAGATAGGTATTGACAAAGTTAAGCAAGAGACTGTTGGCTTTAAGATCAGCTTCAATCGCTGCGATACGAGCCGTATTATCAATAAAGTCTTGATTAAATTGCGCAAGGACAGCTTCATTATTTTTCTCAAATTCTTTATAAGACTTGAGCCAATCGGCCACTTCTTTTGCCAACGCTTTCGCTTCAAGGTCCACTCGGAGAGATTCTGTCTTTTCGGTTAGAAGGTCTAATTGTTGCTTCATGAAGCCATTATCTGCCTTGGCATCAATCTGGGCGATCAGATCGTTCAAAGACGGTCCTGGAGCTGAAGCAACGTTTCCATCTTCTAGTTGAACATTTCGAAGATAAACCACATCTCCCACCGCCCATGTTCCTGACTTCAGGTAAAAGACATAGGAATGATTCTGGGCACTAGTAACCTTCCAAGACACCGAATACCGCTGCCAGCTAGAACTAACTTGAACAACCTTAGTCCCGCTCAGTTCATTTCCGATGGTAAGACTAACCGTCTTACTTGCCTTGAGGTCCACACTAAACGTCATATTAGCACCAATTCGACTTCTTAAATCATAGAAGTTCCGATGGAAGCCACCAGTACCTGCTTTGGTACAGGTCATCTTAACAGTCACGCCACTGACAGAGCTCGTATCCTCAACCACCTCCTTCTTCCACTCAGAGGTTACTGATGAAAAGGTCGTAGCCTTCATGGCATAATCGTCAATGTAATTGCGCCCACCGAGTTCTGTTCCTTCAAAAAAGGACGACCAGGTATAGTCACTAGGGTTAGTTGAAGGCGTTGCACTCTCCCTGTTGACGGCTAGTCCGAGGTAACGTTTGCCCGTTGAGACGGCAGAAATCCCATCTCCCTTGTCACTATCTGCGTACATCCTCCAAGTGTAGAGGGTCTTTCCGTCCTTACCAACCTTTCCATCCACACCCTTGTCCCCATAAACACCGATAACAACAGGCGTTGTGACTGTCGTTGAGCCATTGGTGAACGTGGTTTTTTCATAATTCCACAAATACTTAAGGGTTGAGGTTAGAGAGGGAATCGTTTTAGTCCAACCAGTACTTGTTGTCGTAAGACCAGTCTTTTGTGCAGAGACTAAGTAATACTGCTCCCTTGACTGAATACCTACCCCATCTGCTCCAGCATCACCCTTTGGTCCAGGAGTTAAAGAGATGGTTTTAAGTTCAGCTTGTGTCGCTAAACTTTCCCCTCTAACCTTTAGAAGTGGCGTATCAATGGAAAGATTCCCATCCCTATCCAAACTAAATACTGGGCTGTGCTGACCTGGAATAACCACCTTATCAGCTTCCACCTCTAAACTCTTCACATACTCTGATAGAATCTGTTGAGAGACAAGCCTTGTCATCCATGCTGAACTAGAGACGGTTAACTCATCAATCTTAGCTTTTTGAAGGGCTGCGACTCGTGCTTCAAGGGCATCTGTTGCCAGATAATCAAGCGCAGCTTTCTTCCCAGAACGCTCGCCTTCTGCTTTGGCCATAGCGATACCATCTTCAACTTCTGTTTGAAGACGCTCAAACTGCCTGTCAAAAACCTTGTTAAAGTTTGCTCGCTCCTTAGACGCTCGGTGTTCTGTAACTGATTGATTGACATCAAGAATAGTCTTTGCCGCACTGGCTAGCGAATGGGTCCCAGATGATCCAGAGCTCGTAAAGCTAACCTCATCATCAAAGGTCACTGAAAGGTACACTTCTTCTAGAGCGTCAAAGGTATAACTAACTGCCTTTTTCTTAACATCTACCTTGTGCTTCTGGCTTTTAAGAGTAACCGTATCACCCAGATGAACTTCCTGACCGTCTAACTGATAGGCTTCAACAGTTAGCTGTCTGGAGATACTGTCGATGTGCTCATGTGTGAATTTAGCCATTGCCCATTGTCGCAACTCTTCCTCTGTCTGAAGCGTGTTATTCTCATACCGTGCTTCATGGACATAAGGGTATTGGGTAATAAGGGGACTTTCCACAACAACAGAAAGAACGGTATCCTCATCACTACCTTCTGCCTGAAAGGTTGAGGTCGCATAGATGCGCGTAATGACCTTCTCAGAATTATCCTTATCCTCAAAAGCTTTCAGATTGTGATGACTTGTGAGAATAACTTCCTTATCGTTGCCACGGTGTTTCTTAATCGTCAGCTGAAAGTTAGCACGAACGAGCTCACCTTCCCAGGTTCCAAGGATGGAATGTTTACCATCCATTAGAGCTTGGTAAAGTGTCAAGTCTTCGTCAGACACATAGGTATGACGCTCCGTCACATCACTGTCAAAGCTAAAAAGTCCTAAATCAGATGGACAAGCTTCAACCAGCCTCATCAGGGCTGATTGACAAGTCGTGTTAGTCGCAAAAAAGGGCTTAATCTGACGCTTCATCACATCATCAGAAATGTGATAGCACTCAAGCTCTATCATATCGTCTTGAATATTTACCTGCTTAACACGAAAGAGCTGCTTTCCCAAATCAGGAGTTGGACACAAAATCAATTCATCTGCTCTAAGGGTTTCATGGACACCTGAATCCGTAATCGGATAAGTTAAACGGAGCTGAAAAGTGCCATTCAACTCCTCTTCTACCGTTGCACTCACCGTTTCAAATAATGGTTGGCCATTCCACTTCGGTGTCTTTGTTTGACCATCAAGAAGGTAAAGCATCACACCCACCCCCAATTCGTCTCAAAGGTAAGCGATAATATCCCACTGCCTAAAATCACTCCGACAGATTGTGTTGGATGACTGACATCAATCGTGATAAAGTCCCCAGACCACTTAACAGCTTTCCCTGATAGGGTCTTAAAACTAGGACGGTCTGGATGATTAACCATAAGGAGAGGTTCTGTAAATTTCTCAATACGGATCACTTGGTCACCTACTGTGAATGAGGTTTCTGACACCGATTGACCGGTGATGGTGATGGTAGGAAAGGCAAGAGCAGAGCCTTGTGTTTTTAACACACCATTGGCACTCAAAACTTGCCTATCCACACTCTTAAAAAAGCGAGTGGGGTGGCAGATAAAGGTCACATCAATCACATACACATCATGGTCATCCTGCTTGATGTCAAAGCTATCCGTACGGTAACACCAAAATCGAGTAAGCTTAAGCCGTTCACTTTCTAACCAAAACCCTTCCTGCATCAGAAAGGCCGAGAACTCATTGACTTCTTTCTCACTCGCACCAATAAGATACAAGCGGTAAGGTTTCTCAATCACATCACGATGCTTATTGGTTTGAACAATCGCCCCACTCAACCCACGATGGTCTAAGAGTTGCGTTTTAGACCGTGGCACTTGAATACTCGGTCTATCTTCCACAAGCACTTTAAAAGGAAAAGACGAGGTGCCTTTTCCATTCAGTACCAATTCATTATGTTTAATCACACTGTTCCTCCTCTCAGTAAGGCTTGTCGTGCCATTTCATCAGCTAATCGACCAGCCACATAATCGGCTAGTTTTTTCATATCCGCTTCTTCACGAATCACAACATCTGTGATATTGACCGTTATGGTTGTTCCTTTGTTAGGCATGGTGGCTGCGATGCTGCGTCCGATACTTCCAAGAGTTTGGTTATTAAGAGGTAGAACTGCTTCACGTCCTGCTTCTCCTCCAACCATCAAGCTATTCCCTGTCATACCAAATGCCGTTGGCTTAGTCAGAATCCCACCCTTGGCGTACCACTGAATGGAAATCTTAGGTAAGCTACCTTTTAACCAATCAAGGGGATTCGCAGAACCTGACACACTAAAGTGCGGAAGAGGAATATGCGGCCACTTAATCTTGAAGTTAAAGAGATTCTTAATGGCATTGATGGCTGAAGAGACTGCATTTTTTGCCCCATTGATAGCATTTGTAATGGTCGATTTGACCCCATTCCAGACAGAGGACACTGTGTTTGAAATACCACTTAGGACACCTGAGATAGTAGCCTTCATTCCGTTCCAAACGGAAGATACCGTTGCGCCAATACTCGATAGAATGGAACTAATCGTGGACTTAATGCTATTCCAGACATTACTAACGACAGATTTGATGCTATTGAGTAAGTTTGTCATGATGCCTTTAATGCCATTCCAGGAATTGGAAATGAACTGAGCAATGGCACTTAGAACAATCGAAATCAGTGACTTGATGGCTTCCCAAACTGTAGAGACGACCTGCTTGATGGTTTCCCAGGCACCTGACCAATCACCCGTGATAATCTGCATGACTGCTTCGATAATACCTAAGACAACATTGATGGCTGTTTCAACGACCACTTTAATGATGTCCCAAGCTGTCGTGATAATCAGTTTGATATTCTCCCAACTGGCTTGAAGGTAAGGTCCAAGAATAGTCATAATGGTCTGAATAACTGTTGAAATGGCTGTCCATACGGTATTTGCGGCATTAAGGATTAGCTGTTGGTTCTCTGTCCACCAAGTAGTCAAGGTTCCCCATATCGACATAACAAAGCTTGATATCTGTTGGATAATGACAGATAAAAAGGCATAGATGGCATTCCAGATTTCTGTCACAGCTGTCCGAAAGCCTTCGTGATGTTGCCAAAGTTGTTGAATCCCAACAACCAGTAAGGCAACAACGGCAATGACACCAAGAATAATCCCTACTATTGGTGCTGCCACTGTTATCATCCCCATGATGGTAGATCCCATAGCCATCGCAGCTGCTTGCAGAGCAATAAAAATCGGTAAGACTAATCCAAGGGCTGCGACCAAACTTCCGACAATAACAATAAATTGTTTCACTGGTTCTGATAGACCAGAAAACCAAGTGGCAACAGCTTGAAGTAAACTCGCTAATATTTCCAAGATGGGAGCTAGGGTTGCGGCAATAGCGTCTCCCATTTCAGCCATCGCTAACTTCGCCGTGTTTTGAGCAGTTGTAAACTTATCAATAGGATCAAGCGTCCCCTCATAGGTCTGTGTTACAATCCCAGCTGCCTTATCAGCTGTTCCTGCTAAATCTTCAAAAGATAAAGCCCCACGCTTGATGGCATCAACCATACGTGGAGCTGCTTTACTTCCGAAAATTTCTGAGGCAAGAGAAAGAGCCTCTGTTTCACTGGTTGAGGTTTTGATTTGCTCAATGGTTCCAGCAAGTCCTTCTTGAAGCGTAATCCCATCGCCCGCATACTTAACAGCTGCCTTTGAGAGTGACGAAAGTGCTGCAGAAGAATCAACCCCTGCTTTTTCAAACTGTCCCATCAAGGTGACACCCTCATCAAAGGAAAGGCCAAAGGCTTTGATTTGTGGTGCTCCCGCTACTGCCTTGTCCATTAACTCTTGGACACCAACACCTGTCGCTTGGCTGGTATAAGTAACCGTGTCTAAAACACTTGATAAATCAGTCGCTTCAAGTCCATAGGCTTCAATCGCTTGTTTGGCTGAAATGGCAGAGCTCGTCACATCACTCCCATTGATCTCTGAGAACTGAATCAACTGGGTAGAGGCTGATTTAAGGGCATCTCCTGTTAACCCAAATTGCGTATTCAACTCCCCTACGGCACTTCCTGCCGTATTAAAATCCGTTGGCAGTTCAGTGGCTAGGGTTTTGGCGATGTCAGTCATCTCTTCAAGGGCAGAACCAGTCGCTCCAGTTTTTGTGACAATGATATCCATACCCTCATCAACTTCAAGAAATGCGTCAAGCGATTGTTGACCAAAGTCAATCAACTTCTGTGACAACTCTCCCAGTTGGTCGCCAAACTCCATGAGAAGGTCAGCCTTTAAGAGACTATTTGTCTCTTCCAAAGAAGCCTTGGAACTCGCAGAGCTAGAGGCCAACTCCTCCATCTCATTTTGGAGATTGTTGTAAGCGGTCTTTGTCTCATTAAGAGTTTTCTCAAGCTTGTTAGCTTCAATCGAATTCTCCCCATACTCGCTCTTTGTCAAAGAGAGTTGTTGTTCCAGATTATGTATCTGTTTCTCAAGGATCTCTGAATGAGAAGCAACCTTTTGTTGAGCAAGTGCTAACTTATCAGTCTCACTTGCGGTAGTTGCTAATGCTGATTCTTGTAGCTTAAAGGAACTATTGAGTTTTTCGCTTTCTGACACCAACTGTGCCTGCTCATTTTGGAGACGATTGAGCTTCGATTGATTGGTTTCAACCTGTGCTCCGTTTTCAGAGAGAGCCTTGTTAACACTTTCTAGTTTTGATTCATAGCCCTTTAAGATCGTTTGAGTGCTCTCCACCTCACGTTGGAAGGCACGGTATTGGTCTGCACCGATGTTACCGGCCTTGAACTGAGCCTCGACTTGGGCTTGAGCTTGACGAAGTGTGGCGAGTTTTTCTTTAGTTGTTTCAACTTGTTTGGCTAAGACTTCCTGCTTCTGGGTCAAAAGAGTGACATTGCCAGTATCAAACTTGAGTGCCTTGTCAATCTGACGCAGTTCCTTAGTGGCTTCAGAAGCCTGTTTGTTCACACCCTTTAAGGCATTTTGTAAGGGCTGGGTATCACCGCCAATTTCAATGGTGATACCTTTGATATTTCCTGCCATCGTCACTCCTCCTCCCTACTAGAAATTGTCAAAGTCTGCTTGGGTAGCTTTACGAACACCACTCTCATCTCGGCTTCTTAGCTCCACATAATCCGTCTGATAATCCAGTGCCATGCCAATTGAGATGTGCTTTAAGTCATCAATGGAAAGGCCAGTCTCCTTACAACAAGAGAGGTAACTCTCTACCGTGAAGATTTCCTCGCTCGCTGTTTCGGAAGTTTCTGCTTTTTTCTGGTTGTCATCCCTTGGTTAAGCATGGACATCAAGACTGGCCCAACTTCCTGAAGGGGAAATTCCTCCATCGACATAAAGAAATCCTCGAATGGTTTGATTCGAGGGTTGGCTGACTTGGCAAAGACCCAAAAGAGACGGTGAAAAAAGGTCATGTCGAAATCAGATAAAATAGACAAGTCAATCTGACTAGCCTTTAACTCTTCCCCCTCTTCCAATTGCTCAAGCTGAGTCATGATGGATTCCGCACTTAACATGTTAAAGAGATCCTGGAAATAATCCTTTCCAAATTGTTCCTTATAAGCAATCGGTGTATAGGCATTCGTAGCCAAAGGATAGGTTTTCCCAGCAATGGTGATTTTTTGTCGCATGTTCTCCTCCTTTAAGCAGCTGGTTCAAAGACAGATTTAAACCAGTTCTCACGAATCTCATCACTGGTTTCTTCAGTCGTTCTGCGGCGAACAATCTTATCAAGTGGGCGTGGACTTGCCGTAAAGGTCAACTCTACCTCATTGATATCAGACCCAGACTTGGTTTTAGAGCCTACAGTTGGGCGTGAAGCGTAACAGTAATAAAGCACATGAAGCGTCTCTTTCTTGTCCCCTTCAAATCGGAACATGAGAGCGAAGTTCTTTTTCTTGCTACTGGCAATTTCTGAAATGGTATTGGTGGTCGCATCAAGCTGCTCGCCCAAAACACGAGTCAGAAACTCTTGCGACAAGAGAGCAACTTTCAGTGTTCCCTCATAGCCGTCATTAGATTCAGTCGTGTAAAAGTTGATGTTGTCTGCCTTGTAAGACCCTTTGTCTCCAGTAGGTTCAAGCGTTAGTTCTGCGGCACCACGAAGGCGCTCGACAGTGCCATAGGTTAAAGCCCCGTCAGCTCCTTCACTAGTGACTTCTGCCCAGTGGACATCTTGTAGGCCAAAGGTGACCTTGTTTTTTTCTGCCATGGTTATCCTCCTAATAGTGTGATGGAATAAATGGTTTGGTAGAGTTTCTCACTAGTGATGTAAGTCTCTACCTTGTCAAAATAAAGACGGTGGGCATCAAGAAGGGATTCCACCGTTGTTTCTGTTGCTAAATCTTTCTTAGTCGTGTAAAGCTCAATCTGTACGTTTAGAGCTTTGTGATAAGCCCAGTTATCGGCTCCAAGGTTATCTGAATCAATGACCAAATAAACCATAAAGGGCGGACTGGGGCTGTGCCCTTCCTCAAAATGGTGATAGGCTACTGGGAGTTTGGTTGCTTTCAAGACACGGAAAAGCTCTTCAAATCGCATAAGCCACCTCACAGTTTCTGTCTCAATTTGTCCTCAAACGACTGAATCGCCTTTTTCTCGACAGGAGCGATGTGCTTTCGCCCTTCAACCCGACCACCATTTTGTTTAGCATGCCCATCTTCAAGCAAATGAGTTAGCCCAGGCGTTCGGTTATGAATGGTTTTAGTCAGAGCGGTATTGGTGTCAGTCGTTGCCTTACTCGTCCACCCTTTAGCATATTTCCCACGTCGTTTTGGGGAAGTAACCTTTAAGGTTTCAACGGCATCGTCTGTCACTTCCTCAACCACCTCACGCATGGTATCCGTGGTGTCTTTGGCATAAGTCGTTAACTCCTTTTCAATAACTGAAGCTAAATCATCAAGTCCAATTCTAGTCATGAGCTTCCTCCTTAGTCGCAACGATATAAATCAAGCTCCGTGGCACAGTATCGCTATCAAGGGACTCAATAGCGTAATACTGGTCACGAAAGTAAATCCGAGTCGTTAAAGAGTTAAGAGTAAGAACAGCCTTATCGTAACGCAAGGTAAACTGCACCTTGTTATGAATCAGTTTTGTCACACTCCCATCACTTTCAGTTAAAGCCAGAGGGCGACAAGAGCACCAACGCATAAAGAGGTCATCCCAAATGGTTGACTCATTTCCGATGTCATCCTGTCTGATTCGCTTTTCTTGAAAGACTAGCTGTTCTCTTAGAGGGGCAATCTTCATCAGAACACATCCTTTCTGTCAGCTAAAAGCAAATGATAGAGAGTTTCCTTTAACTCCTTGTGATTGGCTTCTTCACGGTGTTCATAAAGATAGGCAACCCCGTAGAGGATTGCTGTCTTTAGAACTTCAGAAGTTGAGGTCTCACGAAGAATATCTTCACAGAGCTGGCGACTAGTTGCCATCAACTGCTCGATAAGGTAGTCCTCCTCACCATTTTCCACTTTCAGATAAAGCTTGACTTCTTCTAACGTCATCATGCCGTTTTACCTTTGACAGTCAAAACCTTAACAGCTTCTGGTAGAACAAGTTTTCCATCCACACGTTGGCCGGCAAGAAAACCAATCTGGCCATTGTTGGCATAAAGCTCATTGAGACGTTTGAAGGTACGACCCTGACGGTCCGCAATCCAGTAGTAAGAGAAATCACCAAAGGCAATAGCTTTGTTTCCTGCTTCTGGAAGTGGCGCAAAGGTCGACGTGTAGTAAGGACGGTTGAGAATCAAATCAGGTTGACCAGCCTGTGTAGATGGTTGCCAGATGTAATTACCATTATTGTCCTTAAGCTTGCGGATAGCTTTTACCGTAGTGTCATGTAAAATCCAGACCGCATTCTTACGGTAAGGAGCTGGCAGTGAGTGGTAAAGCTCAATCATGTCATCAAAGGTGATGTCTTTGGTTGCGGTCGTTGGTCCTTCTACATCTGCTTGCGTAAAGATACCTGTTGGCTTTTTAGAACCATCACCCACCAAGAAAGATTTTTCTTCTTCTGTGCCAATACGACGAGCAAATTCAGAAGTCATATAGGACTCAAGATCAAAGACAGAATCATTGAGCAATTCCTCTGAGATACGGATTGCTGTCCCAATCTTATGTGAATCAAGAGTCACTTGACCAAAAGTCTCATCTGTCTCTGGATAGAGCCCATTCTCGTCCATCCAAGAGGCAGAACCGTGACCGGTGACAACTGGAATCTTACGCTCACCACTCGATGTTTTAATAACAGTCGCAAGACTTCTAAAAAAATTTTCTTCTTGAAGACCTTGCACCAGTTTCTTCTCGTATTCATCTGGAACAAGATGACCACCCTCTGTATCTTCACCAACACGAAGAACATCTTTCACATCAAAAAAGTGACGTTTACGGACATTGGTCCAGAAGGTTTGAGAATAAACATCCGAAGCAATACCTTTCTTCTCATCTCCTTTTTCCTTACTAACATCTACTGTAGGTTGCGAGGTCAATGCTTGTGAAGTCGGTTGCGACAATTCTGTATCCAACTTTTCTTGACGTTCCAAACGTTCGATTTGCTTTGTCAGATTAGTAACTTTAGTTTCCATCTCATCATAGCGCTTAGCATCTTCTTCAGACACCATACCATCAGATGTTTCACAGGCATTTAAAAAGGCTTTAGCATCCTGCCAAGCCTTGTTACGCTGTTCTTTTAATTCAAGTAATTTAGACATACAATACACTCCTTTTATTTTATTAACTGTAATCTTTTTTCCAATTGGTTAAGCGGAATACTTAACTTGGGTTTTGGTGGCTCAAGTTTAGCTTGCATAGTCACAACAAGGTCTTTCTCAGTAGTCACTCGACTAAAGGTATAGCTGTCAAGAACGTTAGTTTCACTAGATTTTCCCTCATCAAAGAGAATTGTATCCGCAAAACCTAGCTCAACAGCCTTTTTAGCATTGAACCAAGTTTCACTATCCATCAGATGTGAAATCTTCGTTCTTGATAGACCAGTACGTAACTCATAGGCATTGATAATGGACTCCTTGATTTCCCCAAGCATCTCAATGACTCTTGCCATATCCCTAGCTTCACCTTGTGCTACTGTCCAAGGATTATGAATCATCAGCATAGCTACAGGGCTCATGGTAACAGTTGTCCCTGCCATGGCAATCACGCTGGCAGCACTTGCGGCTAGGCCATCAATAATCACATTGACATTTCCCTTATAATCCATCAGCATGTTATAGATTTGGGCAGCCGCAAACACATCACCCCCTGGACTATTGATCCAGAGGGTGATATCGCCTTTTCCTGCTAACAAATCATTCTTAAAGAGCTGTGGGGTAACTTCATCCCCAAACCAAGTTTCGTCCGCAATCTGTCCTTCAATCCGAAGAGTGCGGACATCTCCCTCTTCGGTAAAATTCCAAAATTGTCGCATTTTCTTCCTCCTCTGGTGTGTCTTCAGCTGGTTCCATTTCTGTCGGTTGCTTCATGAAACCACCAGCATCTTTTAATTTGGTCATGTTGCCGTTAATCAAGTAGAGGTTCCCGCCTTCTTCATCAGGAAGCAAATTCAAGTCTTCCAACTCACGAATGTCGTTTGTAGAGAGCCAGCCATTTTGACGTGCGATGGCATAGCCATTCATACGACTTTGGTAGTCTCCACGAAGTAAACCGTCTACGTTGAACTTGATCAGGTAGCGTTTCTTTTCTTCAGGTAAAAAAAGAGACCTCTTGAAGGCTTGTTCTAAACGAACTACCCAAGGGTCTAAGGTATATTTCACAAATTCAAGTGACTGTTGTTCGATATTTGAAAAAGACGACTTTTCCAAATCCCCAACCATGTGTGGTGGGATACGGTAAAGTCGTGCAATTTCGTTAATCTGAAACTTCCGTGTTTGGAGAAACTGAGCTTCTTCTGGTGGGATACCAACTTGGGTGTACTTCATGCCCTCTTCAAGGACAGCTACCTTATGAGCATTCGTCGCTCCATTATAGACAGCATTCCATGAGTCACGGACTCGTTTAGGGTCTTTCAAAATCCCTGGGTGTTCTAAGACACCGCCTGGGTTAGCACCATTTTTAAAGAATGCGGCTCCGTAATTCTCGGTTGCTAGCGTCATCCCAATCGCATTTTTTGCCATAGCAATCGGTGAGTAGCCAATCAAGCCATCAAAGCCAAGTCCAGGCACATGAAGAATATCCTCCTGTTTCAATAGAACTGTTCCTTTATCTTTGAAGTTAGGGTTCTCTTCAGTCTGTCGCTGGTATTTGTAGTAGAGTTTTCCAGAATCATCACGATGAACGGACATCTTATCAGGTAATAGCGGATATAGACTAATCACTCGTCCAGCTTTATCCCTGATAATCTGAATATAAGCATTTCCCCATATCAGCAAATGACTCATAATTGTCTCTCGAAAGATAAAGGAGGACATCTCTGGATTGGGTTCATCATGAAGGAGAAAGTATAACGGATGATCGATCTTTTTCTCTTTTCCATTACTCGTCAACTCATAAACATGAATTGGTAAAGAGGCAACTGCTTCTGCAAGGATTCGCACACAAGCATAGACCGCCGTCGTCTGCATAGCCTTAAACTCATCCACATTCTCTCCACTAGTCGTGCGACCAAAGAGGTAGGAAAAGTCCTGACCTTCATAACTGTTTTGGGGCTTATCTCTGGTCCTTTTTCTTCCAAGTAAATCAAGTAGTCCCATAATTCCTCCTTATTTTTGGGTATGAAAAAAGCACCTCCGCATTTGGAGATGCCTCATGCTATATTCTTTTTAGCTTTCCAGAATAGTCTCAATCAAATCTCGAATGGACGTCACCGAAGAGTGATGTTCGATATCTTTTTCTTCAAGTGAATAAGCATAAACACCAGTCTCGTCTGACCAATAGGCCACAGCATCATTCTCTGAAAATTCCCCTGCAGAAACTTTACCACTTAACTCAGCTACGATTTTCTCTTGAATTTCTTGAATCGTCATATTAAAACCTCGCTTCTTAATAGTTCTATTATAGTTCTATTTTAACTCTAAATTCTAACTTTCGGTCAAAAAATCAATGGCTATTTATTAAATAATTTAGCCCAATTTTGCTTTGAATTCATAATACGAGCAACGTTGACAGTGTGTTGCTCTATAAAATAAAAAGCAATATAGTTTTCGATAGGCATATAGCGATAGATTTTACTATCGTCAGTCAATTGACCATAACCACGACTTGATACCAAAGGACAAGCCTCAGGAAAAGTTTCTAAGGTTTCAAGAGCAGATAATATTAAATCAATCTTCCCATCTGCAGATTGTTGGCTATAAAAGTTCACCAAGATATAGTCATGGATATCCCTTAAGTCTTGCTTTGCTTGGTCGGCAAGAAGAACCTGATAACGTTTGTGATTAGTCAAGACCAAATTCCTTTCTGACATCAGAGAGTGCAGTTACATTGCCCTCTAGGATATCTTGATGTCCAAGTAAAATCTCCTTTTTCAAATCTTCAAAGGCGATTTGATACTGAGATTCTGTTAGATCACTAGAAACGAATTCTTTTGCATCAACTGCCCCTGTCGCAATTTTGCGGAGAGCCGCATTGAAAACATCAGAAAGAGTTAGCTTTTCATCTGCTAGAATTGCTTTGGTTTGTTGGTAAAAGGCAGAATCTGCTCTAAAATTGACTGGTTGAGTATTTGCCATAATAAAGACCTCTTTTGTAAAGATGATTTGTATTTACACTTTATCAAACTTCTCTTTATACGTCAACTAAAAACTTAGGATGCCTCTCTCATCATAGACACTACCTTCATCACCTTGGTGGCGAATACAACGGTCAAGCCCCATGATAAGAGCCACAATACCGTCAATCTTCTCAACGGATTTTTCCTTGTCTGGCTTGATATTGCCAGCAGGGTCTTGTCGCATAACCACGTTTTGTCCCATCCATTTGAGAACTGGATGACCTCCGTGTTGGATTTTCCCTTCCATCATGAGCTTGTAAAGTTCCTTGGATGGTGGACTCATATCCTTATAGCCTTGTCCAAAAGGCACCATGGTTAAGCCCATTCCCTCAAGATTCTGAACCATCTGGGTCGCATTCCAGCGGTCATAGGCAATCTCCTTGATGTGGTAGGTTTCAGAGAGGTGTTCAATAAAGGCTTCGATGAAACCATAGTGAACAACGTTTCCTTCGGTTGTCTTGATGTAGCCCTGCTTTTCCCAAACATCATATAAGACGTGGTCACGGCGACATCTCAACTCCAAAGTATCCTCTGGCAACCAAAAGAAGGGCAATATAATATAGTTCTCCTCACTATGTCGTGGTGGGAAAACCAAGACAAAGGCTGTAATGTCAGATGTGCTCGATAAGTCAAGCCCTGCGTAGCAATCTCGCCCCCTAAGAGCCTCATAATCTATTGGGACGTTACCTTTTGCATAGACATGTTCAGGTATCCAAGCCACACTGGAACTCGTCCACATATTGAGACGGAGCTGCTTAAAGACGTTCTCCTCTGCTGGGTTATCAAGTGCCTGTTGGTAGGCTTCACGAACACGGTCAATCCCAATCGTGTGACCAAGTGAGGGGTTAGCTTTCAGCCAGTTGGCTTCGTCATTCCAATCATCTTCATCAGATAATCCATACACGACTGGATAAAAGGACGTGTCCTTCTTTCGACCTTTAAGAATGTCAAGTGCCTTGGTATGGAGTTCATAACAGATGGAGTTTTTATCTGTTCCAGCTGTTGTGATGATGAAAAAGAGGGGTTGTTCCCTAGCGTCACCTGAACCTTTGGTCAAGACATCATAGAGATGGCGATTGGGTTGGGCATGGATTTCGTCAAAGACTAGTCCAGACACGTTGAGTCCGTGTTTGGTTCCTGTCTCAGCTGAGAGGACTTGATAGAAACCAGCGTTTGAATAGTTGACTATCCGCTTGGTTGCTCCCATAATCTTGGAGCGTTTTTCAAGTGGTCGGCTCATGAGAACCATCTGTTTAGCAACGTCAAATACAATAGAGGCTTGGTTGCGGTCACAAGCAGCACCATAAACTTCCGCACTGGCCTCATTATCAGCGTAAAGTAGATAAAGAGCAATTGCCGCGGCGAGTTCAGACTTGCCATTTTTCTTTGGTATCTCGATATAGGCTGTTAGAAACTGACGGTTACCATCTTCCTTCACTATCCCAAAGAGGTCACGAACAATCTGCTCTTGCCACGGCAACAAATCAAACTTCTTACCTGCCCACTTGCCCTTGGTGTGGGCAAGGTTATTGATAAAAGTCACTGCCCTATCTGCCTTTGACTTGTCGTAATGAGAAGTCGGAAGCATAATAGGACTTGGTTCATAATGATAGGTCAGAGAATACCTCCTAGCAAAACTTCCATCTCATCACCATTACCAACCTCTGCATCCATAGTCGCCAAACGGTTACGGGCTGAGGGGGTCAGACCGAACTGTTCACAGAACTTTAACATAATTTTTAGGTTCGTTTGACTAATGGATACTTGTGGAACTTGTTGGAGGTAACCATTGGGAGTTTTGATAATCGAACCATGCTTGGATAAAAATTCTTCTGCTTCCTTCCAACGAGCATAGGCTTGGCAATACCCGGCAAAGGCCGTCATGTCCATCTCCGTTAATAGACCCATCTGTTCTAGAATTTTACCCATCCGTTTCCATTCCTTCTTGGCATCGTCTTCGAGCCACTGTGGGCAACGTGGGGCTTTCTGTTTGGGTTTAACCTCATTTGATGGTAGAGGCCGCTTTCCAGGATTTCCTTCAAGTATTTTCAAATTGGTAGGCTTTGGTTTTCGCCCTCTAACTGCCACGGTCTCACCTCCTTTTTTCACAAGAAAAAGGCTTCAACAGAAACCTTTTAGTTCTTAACAACACTTTCAATCTCTTCACGAGATAACTTAACACTAGGTTCTAAGTTATGGTAATGACGTTCATCTTCAAAAATATCAATGTCCGTTTTTGCAGTAGGACTAGTCATTAAGCTCAAAACCTCATCGTGTGATAAGGGGACGGCTTTCTCATCACTATCAAAAACGTACCCATTGTACCCCTGTCTCAGATAGTTGTAGAGGCCTTGAATAAAGCCTTCACGGTCAATCTCAACCTTGACTACATAATCAATCCCATATAAAACATTCAAGCTCTGCCCATTGTCCCAAGAGACAATGAGTGAACCAATATCATCCACATCAAGTACCGTGCCAAGCGTCCCTACTGGAACTGGGCGAGGGTCGTCCATATGAACAAGTCTTACCCTTGTTCCATTTGGATAGGACAATTTGATTCGTTTCAAAAGTTTGTCGTTCATTTTATGCTCCTATTGTTTCAAATGCCCATTTGACTGCGTTACCTTGGTCTTGGAAGTTTCCTTCTTCTTGGTAAATGCGGTCAAATTTTCTTTCAAAATGGCTGAAGTGGTCAAGGCTGTCTGTTGTTTCGTAAATATCTACACTAACGCCTTTGTAACCTGTGTAGGCAACAATCACCCAATCCTTGTAAGGAATGATACTTGCGGTTGCTTGGTAGTAGCCGTGAAGTCTTTCAAGTGTTGCGGTTGTCATGGTTTTGTTCTCCTCTTCTTTTGTTGGTTACATATTACCTCTAAAGGAGACTGATATCCAGTTAATTCTGCTTATTTTTACAAATTATTTCGGAACTTTTTGGGCTTCTAAAATAGCTCTGCCAATGGCATAAACAACAGTAACGGTCACCCCATTTCCAGCTTGTTTGTAGAGCTAGGCATCTGAGTTAACTGCTTCAGCTTTTTCAAACAAGTCATCTGAAAAGCCTTGGAGCCTGAAACATTCTCGTGGGGTGAGCCTTCTGATTTTAACCACTCGACCGTTCCAGACAACCGCTCCCATCTGTCCACCACAGGAAAGGTTATGAGCGATGCCTTTTCCTACCCTTGCTCGCCTAGTAGGTGATGCTGGGTAGGACAGGTCAACGGAGTCACCAACCTCTGCGACTTGGTAGCCCTGCTTTGTCCCATTTCTGACCTTGATACCTTCAAGAACACCATGGCGGTCTTGAGAAGTCAGAGTAAACATTGGCTCATCCTGTTCCTTGAGTCGTCGTCCATTTTGACGTTTGATGACTCTATCTGGTGTCAAAATTGGTTGAACCTCAAGGACACCTGAGTTCATTGCAGTCCGTTTTGTAGCTCCTGATGTATAGCGTGCCGTGATGTACCTTGCTTCATCAGTTAACTTAGGCTCTGTTAGTGACTGGTCAATCAGATAAAGACCTGTCTTAGCTCCTAGTCCCCCACCCTCACCAACAAGGGTTGTGGCAATGCCACTAGGGTCGTAGACACGGTAGCTTTGCATACCACCTACAAGTTGCTTAAGATAGCTACCGCCTTCTCCACTGAGAGGTAATACTTGTCGTCGACCTCGACTTCTAAGATGTCCGAGAGTGTAGATGCGTTCTCGGTTTTGGGGAACACCGTAGTCTTTTGAGTTGAACACTTGCCATTCAAGGTCGTACCCTGCTTCATCCAAGATAGAGAGATAATCGAGATAATCTCGTCCCCCGCCACTTGATAGAAGTCCCTTAACATTTTCAAGGAGAACCCATTCGGGTTTATCTTCTTCTTTTTGGCTTTTGATGAGCTCAACAAATGTAAAAAAGAGTCCACTTCGATCACCGTATAGGCCGGCTCGCTTTCCTGCGATAGACACATTTTGACAAGGGCTTCCCGCAGTCCATAAATCTGCTTTTGGAAGTTGTGTGGGGTCAATGCTTGTGATGTCGTCATGAAACCATTCTCCTTCTGTATCGTACATTGCTTCATAGGATTTCCGTGCAAACTTATCCTTTTCACAGTAACCAAGGCAGGTCATACCTGCCAACTCCAACCCACGACGAAAGCCACCCACTCCTGAAAAGAAATCAAGAAAGGTTAAGGTCATGCAATCACCTCACTTTTATTCACTAAAGAATACGCTTGATACTTCACGCAAATTGATTCAACTTTATGTCGAAGCCACATTGGTGCTTGAGGGACATCATTATATCGACCATATTCACCAAAGAGTAGTTCCATACCGACATTTCTAGCTTGTGTAGCCTCTAAAAATGTATCGTAATAACCAAGATGGACCTCCTGCTGAGATATTTTTATTCTTGCACGATATTTATTTCTCGGTCGATAAAAGCTAACCCCCGTAACTCCAGACGTGTTATTTACTTGCAGTCCTTGATTAATTTGATTTTGCTGATGAGTACAAAACCTAATATTTTCAGAGCGATTATCCAATGTATCAAGGTTGATATGGTCTACTTCTAAACCTTCCCTATGTCCAAATAAATAACGATGAAGATAATTGCCTCTTGTACAAATAATGTACGATTTAGAATCTTCATCGTTATTTTTATTTCGATAAAAGTTTACATCTGCAATCTTTGAAAAGTTTTCCTTATCAAAAATAAACTGTGTTCCATCTTTTAAAGTTCCTGTACCAACAGAGCCTATAAATGAATATTGAACATTAGACATCAGGATGCCCCCTTCTGTAACAATGCTTCATCAAAACTAATCGTTTCTCCCTCTCGAATTACAGTTACGTTAGCTTCACCAGTCGACTCCATGTAGCGTTTGACAATGACATCCACAAACTTTTCATCAAGCTCAATGCCATAACAGACTCGACCAGTCTGATCTGCTGCCATGAGGGTTGACCCTGAACCAAGAAAGGGATCAAGGACAAGTGTCCCTCGCATGGATGAGTTTTGGATAGGATATGCCATAAGCTGAATCGGCTTCATGGTTGGGTGGTCTTTACTAGACTTGGGACGGTCATATTCCCAGATAGTTGTCTGCTTACGGTCACTGAACCATTGGTGTCTTCCCTTTTG